CATTCCGCGAGTTCTATGAGAATGATTGGAATCGATTCATTGACTACAATATCATCGATACTGTTCTGGTTGACGAACTTGATGACAAGATGAAATTCTTGGAACTAATTATCACAATGGGATATGACTGTAAATGTAACTACAATGATATCTTTTCATCTGTGAGAACTTGGGACTGTTTGTTATATAACTTCTTACTTGAAAAGAACATTATGATTCCCCAGAAGAAGGAACACTTCTCCAAGGGATTCGCTGGTGGTTATGTCCAAGACCCGAAGGTGGGTAAGTATAAGTGGGTGGTATCAGTTGATGCTACTTCCCTGTATCCATCTATCATCATGCAACACAATCTATCACCAGAGATGTTGGCAGAAGGACACAAACCTTTGGATTGCACAGTTGATAGTATTCTGGAAAGGAAACACTCAACTAAAAAGATGAAAGAGGCTGGACTATCCATGGCTGCTAATGGATTTCTGTTCGGTAGGTCATCTCAAGGATTCATGGCAGAGATTACTCAAAGGTTTTTTGATGACAGACAGAAGTACAAAAAACTCATGAAGAAAGCAGAACAAGAGTACGAGGATACGAAGAATCCCAAACTTAAAAATGACATTGCGAAGTTTAATAACTTCCAGATGGCAAGAAAGATTCAATTGAACTCTCTGTTTGGTGCGATAGGTAACAAGTGGTTCAGATATTTCGATGAGAGAATCGCTGAGGCAATCACCTTGACAGGTCAGTTGATTATTCGTGATACTGGTAAGGCAGTAGATGAATTTCTAAACAAGTTTCTTGGTACAGAGGATGTGGAGTATTCTTTCTATACTGATACTGATAGTTGTTATGTTACTCTTGATAAGATGGTAGAACTTCATATGAAGGACAAGTCTCAAGAAGAGATAATTGATATCCTTGATAAGTTTACAGAAGATAAACTAGTCCCAGCAATCAATGGACGCATGGCAGAGTTGGGTGATTACATGAATGTATTCCAACCCAAGATAGATTTCAAACGCGAGGCGATTGCGGATACTGGTATCTGGGTTGCAAAGAAAAGGTACGCATTGAATGTGTGGGATAATGAAGGTGTTAGGTATCACGAACCCCATCTAAAAGTTATGGGTCTGGAGATTGTAAGGTCTTCCACACCAGCACCAGTTCGTTCAAGTCTCAAGAAGGCAGTTGAGTTATGTTTGAACAAAGATGAAAAAGAATTACAGGATTTCGTTGAGAATACATGGCAGGCATTTAGTAAGATGACTCCAGAGGAAATCGCTTTCCCACGCGGTTGTAATAACATAGATAAGTATTCATCACGCGAAACAGTTTACACCAAGGGAACTCCGATGCATGTTCGGGGTGCCTTGGTCTACAATCACTTGCTTAGGACTCAGAAACTAGAGAAGAAATATCAAATCATCCAAGATGGTGACAAGATTAAGTTTCTTTATTTGAAAGAACCTAACCATGTGAGAGAAAATACCGTAGCGATGAATGGTCTAATGCCAAAAGAGTTTGACTTACATCGATACATTGATTATGAAACAATGTTTGAGAAAGCATTTATAGACCCATTGACTACTATTGTCACGAGTTTGGATTGGAAGACTAGACCAGTAGCAACATTGGAGTCATTATTTTAGGAGTGAATATGAGCACATTAGATAAATTAAAAAAGAATAGTACAGTAAAAGAAACAGAGATTTTATCCAACAGTAAATTTCTGAACAACAAAGATTTAATTCAGACAACTGTCCCCGCCTTGAATGTGGCATTGAGTGGCAAACTTGATGGTGGTCTGAGTTCTGGGTTAACAGTTTTTGCTGGCCCATCCAAACATTTCAAGACTGCTTTTGCCATGTTATTGTCAAAATCCTATTTGGATAAATATGATGATGGAGTGGTGTTATTTTATGATTCAGAGTTTGGCGCTCCTCAAGGATATTTCGACAGTTTCGGCATAGATACAGATAGGGTTGTTCATACACCTGTCACGGACATAGAACAACTCAAACACGATGTGATGTCCCAACTCCAAGGTATCGAAAGAGGTGACCATGTAATTATTATTGTGGACTCAGTAGGTAACCTTGCATCTAAGAAAGAAGTAGAAGACGCAATAGATGGCAAGTCGGTTGCCGACATGACTCGTGCAAAACAAATGAAATCCCTGTTTCGTATGGTGACTCCTCACCTAACAATCAAAGATATTCCAGCGGTGGTTGTAAACCACACATACAAAGAAATCGGTTTGTTCCCCAAAGATGTAGTGTCTGGTGGAACTGGTGTGTATTATAGTGCCGACAATATCTTTATCATAGGTAGACAACAAGAAAAACAAGGGAAGGATGTTGTAGGATACAACTTTATTATCAATGTTGAAAAGTCCAGATTTGTACGCGAGAAATCCAGAATCCCCATTGAGGTCACATGGGAAGGTGGCATCAGCAAGTGGTCTGGTCTTATTGATATGGCTCTTGAATCTGGGCATGTGGTCAAACCATCAAACGGGTGGTATGCGAAATCTGGCGAAGATGATGCGCCGAAGTTCAGACTTAAAGATACATACACAAAAGACTTTTGGATACCGATACTCTCAGACAAAACATTTATCCAATGGATTGAAGATAGATATTTGATGTCAGCAGACTCTATCATGAAGTCTGAAGTGAGTGAAGAGGACATACAGGATGCTTACTCCGAAGTGTGATAGGTGTGGGAAAAACATTGACCCAGAAAATGATGCTGCTATATGTTTTCACCATGATGATGGAGATGCATATCTCTGTGAAGAATGTATTGAGATAGTGAAGGAAGAATTTTATAATGAGATTAGAACAACAAATACTAGCGAATCTGATTGAGAATGAGGATTATGTTAGACAATCAATTGCACATTTAAGAGCATCTTATTTTCTAGATGCAGAATATCGTGAGGTATTCAAGGTTGTGCGTGATTATGTAACAGCATATAATTCTCCACCGTCTGTTAGTGCAATTAAAATCGCACTTCAAGATAATAGAAAGATTACTGAGGATTTGTATTCCAAATGCGAAGACCTTATCAATTCTCTCAAGTCAGACAACCCAGATGAAAAATGGTTGATAGACCAGACAGAAAAATTTTGTAAGGACAAGGCAGTTTACAATGCCATTATGCAGTCTATTCAGATTATCGATGGACAGGATAAGACACACACAGTTGATGCTCTGCCTTCTATATTGTCAGATGCTCTGAGTGTTGGGTTTGATAACAATATTGGTCACGATTATGTTGCTGATGCAGAAGCACGATTTGAATTCTATCACAGACACGAAGAGAAACTACCATTTGACCTAGAGTATTTCAACAAGATTACTGAGGGTGGATTGATAAACAAAACTTTGAATATTGCTCTTGCTGGTACAGGTGTAGGTAAATCTTTATTCATGTGTCATGTTGGTGCTTCTATGATTTCTCAAGGTAAGAATGTCTTATACATTACATTGGAAATGGCAGAGGAAAGAATCGCTGAAAGAATTGATGCGAACATGATGGATGTGTCGATGCAAGATTTGAGAGATTTATCCAAGTCTATGTACACAGACCGCGTTAAGAAAATTAAAGATAAAGTTGATGGTAGATTAATCGTTAAAGAATATCCAACTGCAACTGCTCATGCTGGACATTTCCGAGCACTTTTGGAAGAATTAAAACTGAAACAAAATTTCTATCCAGATATTATTTTTATAGATTACCTAAATATATGCGTAAGTCAAAGACTGAGAAATAATAGTGGTGCGAACTCATATACTATTGTCAAGTCAATCGCCGAGGAACTAAGGGGATTGGCAGTAGAGTATGACTTACCAATAGTATCTGCTACACAGACTACGCGAGGTGGGTTCAACAATAGTGATGTAGATTTGACAGATACTTCAGAAAGTTTTGGGTTGCCTGCAACCGCTGATTTAATGTTTGCTCTTATCAGTACAGAGGAACTAGAACAACAAGGTCACATGATGGTCAAACAATTGAAGAACAGATATAGTGACCCAACTAGGAACAAACGATTTATGATTGGTGTTGACAGAGCCAAGATGAGACTATTCGACTTAGATGAAAACGCACAAAATTTAGTTGATTCTGGACAGGTGCAAGACGAACAACCAGTATTTGATAGAGGAAATTTTGGTTCTCGTTTAAACTTGTCGGATATAAAAGTATAAATAAGGGCTATGATTAGTAAAGTATTATTTGGTGTCATTTTAGCTGGAGGTCTTGTCGGGTACTTGTATTACACAAATACTCAGGCAGAACTTATTGAGCTTCGTGAATACAATATGGCGATGGAATTACAAGTCGCTACACAAAATGAAACCATTGATAAGATGTCTAAACAATACGAAACACAAGCAAAAGCGCTTGGTGAGTTGACTTCAAAGAATGCTGTTATTGAAGCAGAGATGACAAGATACCTTGACATTTTTCGCAGACATAACTTGGCGAAACTTGCTGCTGCTAAACCAGGCCTTATTGAACCAAGGGTGAACAATGCGACAAAAGATGTATTCGACAGTCTCGAAACTGATTCCAGTTTTGAGTTTGATACTGATAATTAACGGTTGTAGTTTAATACCAAAACAACCGCGTGAGGTAGAAATCAAGACCGTAGAGGTGCGTATTCCTATACAGCATCCTGTATACCCCAGACCTATCGACATGAAAGAACCGAAGTGGTATGTGGTATCAAATAAAAATTTAGACGAATTCCTTACTAAGATAGAAAAAGAGGCTGGACAGATGGTCTTTGTGGCTATGTCTGTTCCAGATTATGAACTCATGGCGTATAATCTCCAAGAGATTAAACGATTCGTGAAAGAAACCAGAGAAGTGATTGTGTATTACCGTACTGTTATGTCAGATGATGAAGAAAATATAGAGGAGAAATCTGACAATGGCAAAGGAAACAATTGACACAGGAACTAATCAAGTTGATGTCGATTTAGATAGATACACCGACTTAATTTTGAAACTTGACGAAGCGCAAGACAAGATTAGGGAGATGGAAAAGATTACAAAAGAACTGAAGATAACAACCAAAGCCGCTACACCAAGTACAAAATTTTCATTTGGTGCTTTGTTTAGGGACGAGAACGATATTAACGAAAAATCTATCATTGGATTTGCATCATTCATCATGATGCTTGCGTTTGGTATTGTTGACTTAGTAACAGGTTTTTGGGGACAGGATATAACAATATCCGATACAATTTATACTTCATTCGTTGTAGTAACCTTGGGTGCTTTTGGAATTGCAGAAGCAGGCAAAGCATTCAGTAAACAATAACCCTTAACACAGGAGTAAAGACCGAGTGAAATCTGCGAGTACGAAAATCGCTTTTATTATTGCAATAACTATGATGGTTGGTGCATGTTCAACGACTAGTGCTACAAGTTCATACAAATCAACACTTAAAAATAAATCTGCTGATGTGATTACATATTGTGAATCCCATGGCGGGCCGAAGGTTTGCCAGCAGATGCATAAAGGACAAGCTATGCAGAGAGTTAACCAATTTTTAAACTCTCCAAGGGCTCGAATGTGAAATGTTGCGTTCCTCTCCAAATCAATGGTTTGAACTCCCGCTTTCATTATCTGAGGGACTCAGAGAAAAGATTCTAGATATTGATATAGAAAATGCTAGAAATTATTTCATCCATGAACCAGAAGATAATCACAGGTTGGAATTCTTAGAAATAGATTTGGACATATTGAGGGAACTTACAGAACAATTTAAGGTAAAACCTACTAAGTCTACTTTGGTGGCAATATCACCTACTGACATTGTACCATGGCATATCGATGGGCAGTCCCACGATTACCACAGACCAGCGGTAGGGTGTTTCCCTATATTTCCCAACTCAAAGACCTATGAATGTACCGAATATAGAGATGGGTTTGTGCCATATTGCAATTATGTCTTCAATACTAGAGAGGAACATAGGGCAAAAGCTGGTGATTGTAGGCGGTTGAACCTACAATTATGGTTCGCACAGGAGTTTGAGGAACTAAAAAAGTTGCTCGATGACGGTAAGTTACTGATATAGAAGGAATTTTATTTTCACTTTTTTTCGCTTTGGCCCTTGACATTTGGGTCAAAATATGAGATCATGATCATATAAATTAGAGAAGTGAGAGAAAATATGCAACAAGAAATCGAAAACCTTAAAGAACTGATTGTCAATGACTATGAAAACTGGACATCTAGGTCTCTATCCTACGCCGAAGACGGTAGGGCAGAACAAAGAGTCGCAGAATTCGCCTCTGCACTAGAGGTTAAAGAGGGTCAGAAATACATCAAAATCATTTCTGATAGGTCTGTTTGGGGTTTCATCGTGAAGACTGAGACAGATAAATTATTTAAGAAGGGTGACATTTTGAAACCCGCTGGTTGGGCTGCCCCCGCTAGGAACAAACCTAGAGGCAATGTCTTTGAGATGTTGGAAGGTAAAGGAACTGGTTGGGTAAGATGGACTGGCCCACAGTACTTACGATAGGAGGCAGTTATGAGTAGATGCAGAATGGATTCAACTTGCGGAGATACAATTGCTGAAAAAGGTTATCTTAAAACCCAGATAGAAAAATGGGAAACGATATCCGATGAACTATCTTCAACAGTTAGTCGCGTCAATGATGAGACTAAAGTTATCAAGTACAACGATGTTCCTAGTAACATTTACTTGAAGGTTGAAAGTATTGTTGAGGAGTTGAAACTTTCCGATGAACAGAAAAAGGAACTTGAATCTAATCTTGAATATCAAGTTCGCCAAGTTCGTGAGGCAATTAACAACCTTGAGTCTGAAATCTACAAACTGGTAGAACCATTTGAAGAGTTACAAAGGGATGCTGAAAATAAGAAAGATGATTTTGAGTACGAACTTGATGACTTGGAGTGGGAACTAGAACAAGCTTCATAGAATCATAGGCGAATACAGAATGCCTGCTAAAGTCTGTATAGGTTGATGACCGAACATCCACGAGGGGAATGAAAACGCCCCTCAACCTTTTTATATACAGGATGAATTTTTATGAGTAAATTGCAAGAAATCGCAGAAGAGATAAGTAATTGGCCAGATGAGAAAGAACCGATGGCTCGTAACATCTTGGATGCATATCAGTTCATAAATAGTATGCTTGACCCAGAAAAGTTTGGTCACGCAGTCTCGGCAGAAGTTCGTGACAGCGCAAGAGAAGTTCTGGGTATGCCTAAGGTTGAACAAGCAATATACGGAATGGACATATTTCCAGAACCTTTAATTAAGATTGCGGATGAGTGAAGAACGAGATTATAAACAACTAGACTTTTTTCTAGAAGAAGAGAAAGAGGAGATAGAGTTGACCGAACCGAAGTTTGCTCCCGAAGAAGTAGAAAAATCAAATCGCATATTCAAATCTGCTACACCGAAGTATGATATTAGTTGGTATGTAAAATGGGTTTCTTCTATTTTAATCTTGATTGCGCTCACGATAAGAGCTGCTGATTACCCACGCATATATGATATGTGGTTTGGGTTTTTTGGTATGATTGGTTGGACATATGTTGGAATACTATGGAAGGATAGAGCGATTATTATCATGAATGTTATCAGTACTGCCCTTCTTCTCATAGGTCTACTATCACACTACAGGGGAAGTTTTTAATGCCAATATACGAAATAGAAAATACAGAAACGGGCGAAATCTTTGAAGTCATGATGAAAATATCTGACAAGGAAGGAATGCTACAAAAGAACCCACATTTCCGTCAAGTACCACAAGCACCGAACATTAATAAAGGTGGAGTTGGTGACAGGGTAAGACCCGATGGTGGATTTAAAGAGGTGTTGTCCAAGATATCGGATGCTAATCCAACATCAGCATTGGCACAGGATTTTGGTAAGAAGGATGCGAAATCAGTTGCCCAGAGGAATGTAGCGAAGAAAGTGCGAGATAGTATCTTGAAAACTTGATGTTTAAAAAGATAGTAAAAAGTTATATAAATAAAGGGGGACAATAAAGTCCCCTTTTTAATTATGAGGTAAATTATGTCGAAAGAAATAAAAAGAGTTCTTGATGGTGAA